GGGGCAATAAGTAGATGAAAATTTCGGAATTGGATGTTGTTATCCTGAAAGACAAACGTACTGCTACGATTCTTGACAGTTTTGACGGTGGTAATTCATTCTACATTGAAGCCTCCGACGCCGATGACGGGTATGTACGAGAAACGATTTCCTCTTCGGAAATTGAAAAAATTCTGTGGTCTGCTGATTCCACTTCCTCGGACAATAGCGTTTAAACAAAAACCACGATGCACACGCACCGTGGGTTTCTTTTGCCCATTTTCAGGAGATGCGTATGCTGGAAACTTATCTGACTGTAAAGACAATCATCATGCTGTTCGGTCTGGCCTTTCTGTTGCTGTACGGCATTCTCTGTGGGATCGGCATTTTTCAGGCTATCAGAGAGCACCGAGAGATGCAGAAGATGATGAAGCAGATAGAACACGAGGAGCACCCCAAAAAGTAAACCTTCATTCACTAAAATCCCCCATTTTAACCACTGTATGCCCTCCAAAAGGCACAACAGTGGTTTTTTCATGCCGTTTTAGCTCAGTTGGCAGAGCGGTGGTCTCCAAAACCACAGGCCGCAGGTCCGAGCCCTGCAAACGGTGCCACTATTTTCATGCAAAGGAGGGACCCTGCCCACCATGCCACGGACACGCAAGCCGCCTGCCACGGACAGACTTGGCCGTCAGACACCCACTGCCGCCGTGGTGCTGCCCTATACCCAGACCCTGGGCCAGCCGGCCATCGACCTTTACAACACCACCGGACGCACTGCCCAGCAGTGGCAGGAGTTGCTTTTGTATGATATCCTCGCTCGCAATGCAGAGGGGTTATGGGTGCACACTAAGTTCGGCTACTCTGTTCCCCGCCGCAATGGTAAAAATGAGATCGCTGCCATCCGGGAACTGTATGGCTTGCAGCAGGGTGAAAGCATCCTCCACACAGCCCACCGCACCACTACCAGCCGTGCTGCGTGGGAGCGGCTGTGCCATCTGCTGGACAAAGCCAAGATCCCCTACAAGTCCATTCAGGCGGTGGGACGGGAGCATATCCAGTTGGAAGACGGCGAGGGGCGCATCGAGTTCCGCACACGTTCTTCCAAGGGCGGTCTGGGCGAGGGCTTTGATCTGCTGGTCATTGACGAAGCGCAGGAGTATACCGATGATCAGGCCAGTGCGCTGAAATATGTGGTCACCGACAGCCCGAACCCGCAGACATTGTTTTGCGGCACGCCGCCTACGCCGGTATCCTCCGGCACGGTGTTCCTGAAACTGCGCAACGCAGCGCTGCGGGGCGACACCCAAAATACCGGCTGGGCAGAGTGGAGCGTAGAGCAGCAGACAGACCCCCACGATGTGGAGGCGTGGTACCGGACAAATCCCAGCCTCGGCACCATCTTTACCCAGCGCAGTGTTGCGGACGAGATTGGAGATGACCCCGTTGACTTCAACATCCAGCGTCTGGGGCTGTGGCTGCGGTACAACCTGAAATCTGCCATCAGCCGCACCGAATGGGAGGAGCTCAAAACTGATACATTGCCCAAACTTACCGGCAAACTTTATGCCGGCATCAAGTTCAGCACCGACGGCACCAGCTGCGCACTGGCGGTTGCGTGCCGCACCAAAGAAAACAATATCTTCGTGGAAGCCATCGACTGCCGCCCCACCCGGGCAGGCAGTGGGTGGCTTCTGGCGTTTTTATCCAAAGCCGACCTTGCCGCAGTAGCGGTGGACGGCGCAAGCGGGCAGCAGCTTCTGGCAGATGCTATGAAGGCCGCACACCTTAAAGCCCCTATCCTGCCCACGGTCAAACAGGTCATCACCGCCAATGCCGCCTTTGAGCAGGCGCTGTTCGCCAAGACCCTGTGCCATGCCGGGCAGCCCGGGCTTGTGCAGGCTGCTGCCAACTGTGAAAAACGTGCCATCGGCACAAACGGCGGCTTTGGATACCGCAGCCTGACCGAGGGCGGGCATATCGAACTTCTGGACAGCGTGATCCTTGCTCACTGGCAATGTACCGAAGGCAAGGTGAAGCGCCGCCAGCGCACCAGCTATTAACAGGCCACACGGGCCTGTTTTTATTGCCATAAAAAGAAAGGAGTTTTTCCCATGGCAGAAGAATTCACCCCTATCACCACGCAGGAGGCGTTCGATGCGGCAGTGGCTGACCGCCTTGCCCCTTACGCCGACTACAACAACCTCAAAACGCAGAACGAGACCCTTACCGGAGAGGTCGCAGAGCTGAACACCCGTGTAAAGACCTATGAAACGGACGCGCTCAAGACCCGTATCGCCCATGAGGTCGGCATCCCGTTTGAGCTGGCATCCCGGCTGACCGGCAACACCGAGGCCGAACTGCGCAAGGATGCGCAGAGCTTTGCAAAACTGCTCAAGCCCAAGGAAAAACCTGCACCCCTGCGCGGCGACCCTGACCCCAGCGGCGGCAGCAAGCGTGATGCCCTGCGCGCCTTCACCAACGATCTGACGAACAAAGTGTAAAAGGAGAAATATCATGGCAGACATTCTGAGCAAAGGTTCCCTGTTCCCGGAGGAGCTGGTCCCCGGCTTTATCCAGAAGACCACCGGCGCATCCGCGCTGGCAAAGCTGTGCGGCGCTACGCCCATCCCCTTCAACGGCATGAAGGAGTTCACCTTCACGCTGGACAAGGAAGTGGACATTGTGGCCGAAAACGGTGCAAAAACCAAGGGTGGCGCTACCGTAGACCCCATCACCATCGTCCCCCTGAAGATCGAGTATGGTGCCCGCGTGTCCGATGAATTCCTGTACGCCTCCGAGGATGCCCGCATGGATGTGCTGAGCGCGTTCGCCGACGGCTTTGCCAAGAAGGTGGCAAAAGGTCTGGATTTGATGGCCTTCCACGGCATCAACCCCCGCACCGGCACGGCTTCCAACGTGATCGGCACCAACCATTTCGACAGCAAGGTCACCCAGACTGTGACCATTGCCTCCGGTGATAAGCCGGATGCTAATGTGGAAGCTGCCATCGCGCTGGTACAGGGCTCAGAGCGGGATGTGACCGGCATGGTGCTGGCCCCCAGCTTCAAGAGTTCTCTGGCTGCACAGACCACCGCAGACGGCGTTAAGCTGTACCCGCAGCTGGCATGGGGTGCAAATCCCGGTGAGGTGAACGGCCTTCGCGTGGAGGCAACCTCTAACCTGTCGGCAAATACCAGCCTTGACCGTGCGCTGGTAGGCGATTTTGCCAACTGTTTCAAGTGGGGCTACGCCAAGGAAATCCCCATCGAGGTGATCCAGTACGGCAACCCTGACAACGACACTACGCTGGGCGACCTGAAGGGACACAATCAGGTCTACCTGCGCGGCGAGGCCTACATCGGCTGGGGCATTCTGGATCCCGCCGCCTTTTCCTACATCAAAGCGAACGCATAAGGAGGACACATCATGCTGTACCGCAACACCAAGACCGGCGCAACGCTGGAAACGCCCTGCCGCATCTCCGGCGGCGACTGGAAACCTATCAAGGCTGTCAATGCTGAAAAGCCGGAAAAAACGGTTTCCAAAAAGAAAGCTGAGGGCGCCGAATGAGTTATGCAACACTGGAGGATCTGACGGCTTTGTGGCGACCTATGACCGCTGCTGAGCAGGCACGAGCCTCTCCCCTGTTGGAAATCGTATCTGCCAGTCTGGATGTGGAAGCCTGCAAGGTGGGCGCAGATCTGGCCGCAATGGTATCCACGGATCCGGCACTTGCGCTGGTTGCTAAAAGTGTGACCGTGGACGTGGTAGCCCGCACTCTGATGACTAGTACCGATCAGGAACCCATGACGCAGGTCACACAAGCGGCAGGTGGATACTCCGCTTCCGGCTCTTTTCTGGTACCCGGCGGCGGTCTGTTCATCAAAAGATCCGAGCTTGCAAGGCTGGGGCTGCGCCGGCAGCGAAAAGGGGTGATTGAGCTGTATGGCAAGTCTGATTCGAGGGATTCCGGTCATTCTGTATGACCGCACCCAGACCGGTGAGGACGGTTTCCATGACCCTATCTACACCGAGACTCCTGTCACGGTAGAGAACGTTTTGGTCACGCCGGTGGGTGCCGCAGCTGTAAGCACAGAGTTGCAGCGGAACGGCCGCCATCTGGTGTATGAACTGTGCATCCCAAAGGGCGATACCCACAACTGGGATGACCGCACCGTAGAGTTCTGGGGAAAGAAATGGCATACTTTCGGCGGCGTGCAGCAGTACATCGAGCCTCTTGTGCCGCTGGACTGGAACAAGAAAGTGCAGGTGGAACGCTATGAGTAAGGTGACCATCAAGCTGAACCGCAAGGGCGTGCGGCAGCTGCTGCAAAGCCCGGAGATGGAGAACGCCCTGACCGGCATTGCCTTTGCGGCGCAGAACCGCCTTGGCGAGGGCTACAAGGCCAGCTACTACAAAGCCAGCACCCGCGTGGTGGCTAAGGTGAGCGCCGAAAGCCCTGCCGCCCGCAAGGAAAACGCCGACACCAACTCTATTCTGAAGGCGCTGAAGTGATATGATCGAAGAAATTATCCAGAACTATCTGCGTGAAAACGCTTTTCCCTGTTATCTGTCCGTGCCGGAGAAACCCTCCGGCAATTTTTGTGTGCTGGAAAAGACCGGCTCCAGCTACGAGGACGGCATCTTTACCGCTACGCTGGCGGTGCAGTCCTACGGCAGCAGCGACTATGCCGCTGCGCAGCTGAGCCACCGTGTGGTGCAGACCATGCTGGACGCAGACACTCTGCCGGAGATCGTCTCCTGCACGCTGAACACCGACTACAATTTCCCGGACACCACCCGCAAGCTGCCCCGGTATCAGGCAGTTTTTGAGGTGGTGCATTACTGACGAAAGGAGCGTTTTCTATGAATGCAAAAAATGTGACCGCAGCAAAGCCCAAGGTCGGCGGCGCCATCTGGTGCGCACCGCTGGGCACGGCTCTGCCCACGGACGCCAAGAGCGATCTGGACCCGGAGTTCAAGTCTCTGGGTTATATCTCCAAGGACGGCCTGACCAACGCAAACTCCCCCTCTAACGAAAACACCGCTGCATGGGGCGGCGATACCGTGCTGAGCCTGATGACCGAGCGCCCGGATACCTTCCAGTGCACGCTGATCGAGGCGTTGAACGTGGAAGTGCTGAAGACCGTATACGGCGCCGACAACGTCACCGGCACGCTGGAGACCGGTATCACCGTTAAGGCCAGCGCCGACGATCTGCCCTTCTATGCCTACGTCGTGGAGATGGTGCTGAAGAACAATGTGAAAAAGCGCGTAGTCATCCCCTGCGGCACTGTGACCTCTGTGGGTGATATCACCTATGCAGACGGCACTGCCGTTGGTTACCAGACCACCATCACCGCGATTGCCGACACGGATGGCAAGACCCACTACGAGTATATGCAGAGCGCCGGTAAGTAAGGAGGAACATCATGATCACTGCAAAGACCGAATCCGGCTTTTCCATTGAACTGGAAGAGAGCGCACTGGACAACATGGAGGTGCTGGACGCACTGTCTGATCTGGACGAGGGCAACCCACTGGCCATGTCCCGGCTGGTCGTGAAGCTGCTGGGCAAGGACGGCAAAAAGCGCCTATACGACCATCTGCGTACCGAGGACGGCCGCGTGCCTGCGTCTGCCGTTGAGAGTGCCATCATGGAGCTGTTCCAGTCCATCAACGCCGGAAAAAACTCTGCATCCTCGCCGAACTGATCGCAACGGACGAGGACGCACTGATCTGCGATTTTGTCCAGTATTACAACCTGCTGAACTGGCGTGCCCTGCCGGTGCGGCTGGCGGCCACTCTGGCCGCCGGTCTGCCGCCGGACAGCCGCAGCATGATGGTGCTGCATGGGCAGAAGCTGACCCTTGCACAGACCCTGCAGGCGGCTGAACTGGACACCCTGCAGGTCATCTGCTGGCGCATCGGACAGCTTGCGAATGCGGACGAGAAACCGCCCACATCCATCCTGAACACCCTGCTGGGCGAGACGGAAGCCGAACCCGAGGACAGTCCGCTGCAATATTTTGACAGCCCCGAGGAATTTGAAGCGGCAATGCGCGCCGCAGAAGGAGGTGAACCAGATGGCAAACGGCATTGAGCTGGCAAAGGCTTATGTCCAGATTGTGCCCTCTGCCGAGGGCATTCAGGGCAGCATCTCCCGTGTTATGGGCGGCGAGGCTGCCTCTGCCGGTGAAAGCGCCGGCACACTGCTGGGCACAAAGCTGGTGGGCACGCTGAAAAAGGTGATCGCCGCCGCGGGCATCGGCAAGATGCTCTCGGACTCTTTGAGCCTTGGCGGCGCATTGCAGCAGTCTATCGGCGGCATTGAAACGCTGTTCGGTGCAGGCGGCAGAACCATTGAGGAGTACGCCCAGTCCGTGGGTAAATCGGTGGATGCCGTCAAGGGCGAATATGCTGCTCTGATGCAGTCTCAGCAGACGGTTTTCGACAACGCCGCACAGGCGTACCGCACCGTGGGTCTGTCCGCAAACGACTACATGGAGCAGACCACCAGCTTTGCCGCCAGCCTGCTGTCCAGCGTGAGCAAGGACACCAACGCCGCCGCGCAGCTGGCTAACATGGCTATGGTGGACATGGCCGACAACGCCAACAAAATGGGCACTGACATGGCATCCATCCAGAACGCCTATCAGGGCTTTGCGAAGCAGAACTATACCATGCTGGACAACCTCAAGCTCGGCTACGGCGGCACGCAGGCAGAGATGCAGCGGCTGCTGACCGATGCAGAGAAGCTTTCCGGTGTGCATTACGAGCTGGGTAATCTGGCCGATATGTACAGCGCCATCCACGTCATCCAGACCGATATGGACATCACCGGCACCACGGCAAAGGAAGCCGCCACCACCCTCACCGGCAGCTTCGCAGCCATGAAGGCGGCAGCGCAGAACGTACTGGGCGACTGGAGCACCGGCGCAGACCTGACCGCGCCCATGCAGGCGCTGGCAGATACCGCCCGCACCTTTTTGCAGGGTAACCTGCTGCCCATGATCGGCAACGTGCTGGCGGGCATCCCACAGCTGGTGTACGGCCTTGTACCGGAGGTGATCCAGACCGGCACAGAGCTGGTCAGCAGTCTGGCAGCGGGATTTGCGCAGGGCATCCCGGCGTTTCTTTCCACTGCCCTGCCGCAGCTGCTCTCCTTTACCGAGGAACTGCGCGCCAACGCGGGGCAGTTTGTGGATGCAGGTCTTAACTGCATCACCCAGCTGCTCAACGGCCTGATCGCCGGTCTGCCGCAGCTGATCGCCTACGTGCCGGATATCATCATCAATATTGCAGGCATCATCAACGACAATATGCCCAAGATCCTTGCGCAGGGTATCTCCATCATCGTGCAGCTGATCGCGGGCATCATACAGGCTGTGCCTTCCCTGCTGGCCAACTGGAAGAAGATCCTGCAAGCGGTGCTGTCGGTGATCTCTGCCATCAACTGGCTGAACATCGGCAAGAACATCCTCACCAGCGTGGCGAACGGCGTAAAGAGCATGGGCTCCAGTATGCTGACCGCCTTCAAGGGCGGCTTTTCCAGCGCACTGAGCTGGATCAAGAGCCTGCCCTCGCAGGCTGTGAAGTGGGGCAAAAAACTGATACAGGGCTTTATCAAGGGCCTGACCGGCAAGGGCAATGTGGTGAGCAATGCCGCCACCGCTGTCACTGCCGGTATTTCTTTGGCCGAGACCGCCAGCGGCAAGCAGGATAATTGGGCTGCCAGCTGGGCAAGTTCCAACACAAGCCTTGGCAGCAGCGCCCAGACTATGGCGGAGATCGCAATCCCGGCCTATACCAAGTCCGGGGATGCAGCCGCTGCGGCGGCATCCAAGACCGCCACAGCGGCTTCTGTGGTCAGCTCCTACGCCGACACTGTCACCGAGGTGCTGGGCAAGGTCACCCGCACCACCCAGACCACCAACGAGGTGCTCTCCAACGGCCAGAAGCAGCAGAAACAAACCATCACCGAGACCAGCCGCCAGCTGGTGAACGGCGTGCTGAAGGATATCAAGACTGTTACCACCATCGGCGCAAACGGCAAAAAGACCGTGCAGCAGACCATGGAAACGGTGCGGGAGCTTGCCTCCTCTATCACCTCTACCAATGAGGCGCTGGTGGATGGCATCCGTGCCACCACCCAGACCGTGACCGAGACCCTGACCGACGGCACCGAGAGCCAGAAGCAGACCATCACCAAGACCTACACCGCCATCATCGACGGTGCGCTGCGCACGGTGAAGGAGGTAAAGACCATCGCCGCCGACGGCACCGAGCAGGTGGCAAAAACAATGGAGGAAGCCTCCTCCAAAAATTTCTCCGGCCTTGTGCAAGGCTGGAAGAAGGAGGCCGACAAGGGCGTGCTGGGCACCTTCAGCACGCTGGTCTCTGCCGTAAAAAGCAAGGACTGGAAGTCCATCGGGCAGTGGGTGCTGTCCACCCTGTACAACGGCCTTGCACCGGAAAGCCAGAAGCTCATTGACGACTTCGGGCAGAACCTCATCCAGCGGCTGAACAAGGTACTGGGCGATAAGATCAGCGACATTTCGCAGAAGGCGTGGGATATCGGCAGCAGCATCGCGGACGGTATTGCCAAGGGTCTGGGCAATGCACTGGGCAAGGACGGCGGGGTGCAGGATATCCTGAACGGTCTGAACGTGGATATCTCCGACGTCGGCAGCAAGATCATGAGCGTGCTGGGCACCATGGGTACCAGCATCGGTACGTTTGTTTCCAACGCGGGCACGAATATTGCCGGACTTGCCGGGAGCATGGGCAGCCTTGGCACGATCGTAGAGAGCATCGGCGGAGCGCTTGGACAGGTTGGCGCACTAATCATGGCAAACCCGGAAGTCGCCGCCATCGTGGCCATTGTGGCGGGTGTTGTGGCGCTGGGCGTTGCGCTGTTTGCAAAGTTTGGCAAGAGCAAAAAGACCACCAGCACGCAGAAGGCGCACTCCTACAAGGACATTCAGGATGCCTATTGGTACGGCAACGAGCGTGCTTTTGCTGGCTACGATTACCGCACCGATCCCTACGTCATGAACCCGGACAACAACGCCATGCTGGCCTATCAGGCCAAGATGCAGGCGCAGATGGAGCGGCTCTACGGCGTGGTGGCGAAATATCTGCCGGAAGCCGGAAACAGCGTGATTGCGCTGGACGGCGAACAGGTAGGCCGCATCATCACCCCCAGCGTGAACAACAATCTCGGCGATCTGGCAGTGCTGAGCGAACGAGGGAACTGATATGTACGAGATCTATGCATACCCCTACGGCAACCCGGACGAAAAGCTGCTGCTCTATCGCCCCAACGATCCGCAGGCGCTTGTGCTGTCCCCCAAGCTGACCCGCGAGGTCAGCAAGGGCGGCAGCCTTGTTTTTACCATGACGCGGGATCATGCACAGTACGATATGCTGCAAAAGCTGAGCACGGTGGTGCAGGTGCGGCGGGATGGCAAAGAAATCTGGCGCGGACGAGTGCTGAAGCACGAGGCCGATTTTTACAACCGGCGGGTGGTGTACTGCGAGGGCGCGCTGAGCTATTTCAACGATTCCTCCATCACCCCCTTCAACTACAAGGGCACGCTGCGCCAGTTTTTGCAGCACCTGATCGACGCACATAACGATCAGGTAAAAAGCAAGATGAAATGCTTCCAGCTTGGCACCGTGACGGCGGCACTGGGCAACCTTGTGGTGCAGTTCGGCGATGCCGACCAGTACGGCGTTGGCGAGGACTACGGCAAGGTGTGGGACATTCTGGACAAGCTGGTGCTCAAGGTGTTCGGCGGGTACTTCTATTGCAGCTTTGATGCTGCCACCGGTCTGAACGTGCTGAACTACTGCGATCAGGCGGTGGAAGCCAAGCGGCAGACCGCCCAGAAAATCGAGTATGGACGCAACCTGCTCAACCTGAGCGAAACCACCGACGCCACCGACCTTTATACCCGCATCTACCCTATCGGCAACAAGCACACGGTAGATACCTCCAAGTGGTACTACAAGCTCATGTGGTGGCGGGACACCTCTCAGGATAAGCACGAAGAGCGCTGGGGTATCATGGAAACAGATGCCTCCACCATTGCGCAGTATCTGCCTGCATCGGGCTACTCCTATAACCTGCAGGAGGGCTGGATCCAGAACGACACGGCCGTGCAGAAGTTCGGCGTCATCACCCGCATTGTAGAGCTGGACACAGACAGTGCCAACGATACCTTTGCCGCCGGTGTTCAGGCATTGCAGCAGAACTACGCCATGAAGACCAGCTACATCATCCGGGCAGTGGATCTTGTGGATGCAGGCTACGACACCGACCGGCTTGATTTTTCCATGTACTCCCACATCGTCAGCACCCCGCACAGTGTGGATGCCGTAATGCTGTGCACAAAGCTGGTAGAGCTGCTGGCAAAACCTGCGCAGAAAGAGTTTACCTTCGGCATGACCCGCCGCACCCTGACCGACCGTCAGGTGGCGAACATGGGCACGACCAATCTGCTGCAGGAAAGCGCCTATGCTTCCGAGAAATACCATCAGGATATGCTGAAGCGCTTGTTTGCCTACAAAAGCAGCACAGACAGTAAGCTATCGGATATCTCCAAGGGGCTTTCGAATGCTGTCGTGAAGATGGGAGATCTGCAGAACCAGATTGATGATAACATCACCAGCTGGTTCTATGCCGGCACGCCCACCGCTGCAAACGAGCCTGCAAAAAACTGGACGACCGACACCGCCAAAAAGCAGCACATCGGCGATCTGTATTACGACAAGCTCACCGGTCTGGGCTACCGCTGGGTGCTGGATGGAAGCACCTACAGCTGGACCGTCATCCGGGACACGGGCGTTGCCAAGGCTCTGGCAGACGCTGCTGCGGCGCAAGCCACCGCAGACGGCAAGGTGCGCTGCTTTGGCGTAACACCCGCCCCGCCCTATGATGTAGGCGACATCTGGATGCAGGGCGATGGCGGTGATATCCTGCGCTGCCAGACCGCCCGCCAGTCCGGCAGCTATCAGGCTGCTGACTGGGTGAAAGCGTCTAAGTATACCGATGACACCGCCGCAAATCAGGCAAAGCAAGATGCAGCCGAAGCTGCCAAAACTGCCACGAACTTTCTGGAGTTCACCCCGCAGAACGGTCTCATCGTCCGGCACGATTCTCTGCCCGGCAAACGGGTACAGATCCTGAACGATGGTATCCGGGTCATGGATGGCAGCAGCATGGTCAATATCCAGTCCAACGCCATCTCCATCACGGACGGTGCAGGCAGCTGCTCTATCCGCAGCGGCGGCATTTACTTCCACGGTATCAGGAACAACCTGATCTACCGCTGGCAGTATAGCACCAATTCCAGCGGCAATCCGGTGGGTGGCTTTTCGTCCCAGATCACCAACATTGACCTTTCCTCGTACTCTGCCGTGCTTCTGGTTTACGACAGCTACAAGGGCGGAACATGGCTTGCCGGTGGCGGTACTGCCGGAAAAATGACTGCGGTCATCCCCGTCAATGGGACAACGTACACCATCATGTACCCGTGGAACACACCGCATTGGAGATCTGTGACAGCGCTTTCCAACGGGATCATGTTCGGAGATGGTATAGAGCGCACATCCGGCTATAAGGGCATGACCATTTTGGGCGGCTGGTTCTTTGATCTGGAGACCCCATTCAACGATGGCTCCAGCGTAAACAACGCGGTCTGCCGCCCGCTGGAACTGTACGGCTTTATGTGATAGGAGACACCATGGAACACTTTAAATTCAAATGCAAGGTCTGTTCAGACGGGCGGCTGTATGCGGGCGGCTGGTGCCACGAAAGCATCCTCCCGAACCCGCTGCCGCCGGACGAGATCCTGCTGGATGACCTTTCCGGTATTTCCAAGGGATCCTACACGGATTACCTGTGGGACGGAGAAAAGCTGATCTACAGCCCGCCGGAGCCGGAACCGGCCGCGCAGGCAGCAGCGCACGCTGTCGAATCGCACGATGATGGCACGGAGGTGACTTACACGTGAGGGACTATGCCGCAATGGAAGCCATTGCCGCCCAGAATCCGAATCTGAACGATGTGCGCATCTTTCTGGATGCATCCACTACCATTTCTCTGCGTTCCACGTATGGCCTGTGGCTGAAAAAGGATTCGCCCAAGATCGGCCCTGAAGAGCCCGACACGAACCTTGTGGAGGTTCCCGGGGCAGATTTTCTGCTGGATCTGACACGGGCCGTGGATGGTAGCGTGCACTACAAAAAGCGGAAGATCACCATGGAGTTCGTCTGCGGCCGCCCCAAAGCGCAATGGCCCGGCATCCGCGACAAACTGGAAACGCTGCTGCAGGGACAGTGGGTGCGCTTTTACTTCACCCGTGACAAAGAGACATGGGCCGGGCAGTTCGAGGTATCCCTCACCCCAGATGAAAACGGAAAGGCCACCGTCAGCATGACCGCCACCTGTGACCCCTTCCGCAAAGGCGTGCTGGACGCATCCAATACCGCCCTTCTGGGGCAGGCAGTTCTCGGCTCTGCCATGCTGGGCAACCTGATCCCGGAATCCACAAGCGCCGCTGCTGCACCGGCAGTCGCCTTTTCGGCAGAAACCGCCATACAGCAGGCCGCTGCCGTGCAGAGCCTGTCCAGCCCGTCAGATTATCAGGTGCAGCGCTTCCGGGACGGTCAGGTGCTGACTGCTGCACACCTGAACCACATCGAGGACTGGCTTGCCGGTCTGGAAGAGACCACACCGTCCACCGGGTCTGTCACGCCGCAGCAGTATGGTGCTGCCGGAGACGGCATCACGGATGACACTGATGCACTGAACGGAGCATTTACGCACAGCAACTGCGTGATCGATGGTGGAAACAGAAGATACAAATATCTTTCCATCGTTATGGAAAACGTGGAGAACGTGACGGTAAAGAACGTGATCTTCTGGAAAGGGCAAGCATTCGAGGTGAAGGGATGCAAGAATATCCGGTTTGAAAATTGCATCTGGGACGGTATCAACAACAACGGTGACCAGACAATATGGACGTTTGGTATCCGGTTGCGGGAGCGTGTGGATGCTGCCGGAAATAAGATATGGAGCGAAAACATCTGGATTGAAGATTGCATATTCCGGGATATCTGGTATAACCCGTGTGTGAATAACGGCAGGCCGAGCGATGTTTCGGGAGCTGCAATCTTACCGAACAGTGTGCACAATTTGTACATCAGGCATAACTTTTTCACGCAAGTCAAGGGAGCCGCCTGTATCCACTGGAATAGCTACGATAAGAATGGCTATGCCGAGATCACGGACAATACGTTTTATCTGAATGCCTTTGGCGGTGTCTGTATGTATGCCGTGCAACAGGAGTTTCCTAAAGTCAAGGGACGTGTATGCAACAACCAATTCATTGGCTGCGGACTTGGGTATCTGCCGCAAGAATGGTTTGACAATATCCCGCTGCCGGATGATATGCTTGGACAAGGCTGTGCTGCACTTTTGGGCGGCGCAGTACCCGAGGCTACTCCTCGAAAGTGGTCGTTTGTATGCGAAAACAATGTTTTTGTGGACTGTGTGGAATCCAGCATTGAAGGTGCAGCATGGAACCCGTGTATCGGTAACAGCATTACCGGACAGGGAGCCGGTCAGACTGAAGAAAATTGTCGTAAGATGGAGGAAAAGTACCATCTGGATTATAAACTCAAAGCGCGAGCGATCAACTCTGCGAATTGTATTTACAGAAACTATTACAAAGGACCCGATGGTACTTACCCTAATGATGACAACGACCCCATCATATTTCAAAATAACACGATGGGAATCACCTATGTGCCCCGCCAAGGCTTTATTCATTTGCAAGGCGAATTTAATGTGCCGGTGATCTTTACCGGAAATACCATGCGGACAGGCCAACCTCGAGATCTCCATACACATTTCCTGTTTTGCAACTTTAACGCGGGGCTCCGGTTTGAAAACAACGATGGCATCTACCCCTATTTCAACTGCTGCTCTGTGAGCGGAGATTTTATTATCGACGAAATACTGAGTGTGTGGGCGTGCGATTTTTCAAAGGCGAATCTAATCACGAACCGAAGCCGGGAACGGTTTCCAGAAGCGAGGTTCACGCGATATGACCCTGCACAGGTAAGCATTGACAACGATCAGGTTGTTCTGGACGGAGGACATCTTTTACTGAAGGCACATGATATCAATGCCGGAGAAGAAGACACGACTCCAAATGAGCCGATCTATGATATTTCGACAGACCCGCACTATGATGCCATGGAGAAAGCAGTGATATTTGACGGTACTTTCGGCATCGACACCGGGGTACAACTGTTTGCAACAAATAAGGACTTTACTGTCATTGCAAGTTTTCAGCTGGAGAACTTTGGCGAACTTGGCTTGTTGAATTACAGTTTTATTCCGGTGTTCAGCTCTATGAATTACTCGGATGATAAAGGTAACTGCCCGGGATTTGATGTTGGACTTATACTTGCAGAAGGTATGAGCGCAGACACAAAGCCGGTTGGTGGTTTTATTACAGTGCGAAATTACTGGGAATACACTCAGTGCCCATCAATCGATATGGACAGCTACAGCGCTTATCCAGATAACGTTTATAATTTGCTGATCATACGAAAAAACGGCGTACTCAAGTTCTATGACTTCTATATGCAGAAGTATGGTGAGGTAACGGGAAATGACGCCACAGCAATTTTTAACGGCACTCTGCACATTGGCGAAAATATGGCAAAGCCCATAGAGAGCGAGTGCTACAAGATGCGCGGGAAGGTATACCAGTGCAAGGTGTATAATAAAGCGCTCCCGACAAAGCTGCTGGAGGAGATGTTCCCGAACATTTATTCCAATGAAAACCGCACCAAAGGAAGTATTACCTGCTATGTGAATAACCGCCAGTACCTGGTGCGGCTTGTACGATGCACATACCTGGAAGTGACTATTGATCTGGGAAAGCACGCATGGCCGGAATATGCGGGAAAATATCCGCAAGCAGTTGGTATAAAAGTGACCGGTATATACGGCTTTAACGACGTAATCTGGGTCGGTACAGGAACAGACGGTCATGTAACGAAGTGGATCTACAAGGGAGGCAATCTGAAACCGCACGAACCTATCACGGTGACTATTGCGAACACGGGGCTTTGCCCCGGTCTTGAGGCGAAACTTGTCGCGTTCCGCTGCGTCAACCTTACGGAAGATTTCGAATGCATTCCCGCGACAGGGATTGGGGTGAACTGGGCGGGCCCGCTTACCATCGCAGCAGGCAGTGAGTTGAAAGGCGAGATTGTCCTGACACCGGCGGATGCCAACACGAGGAAAGACTTCAAAATGGAATCCACAGGGGACAGCATCAGGGCGTCTACAAGCGGCACGGCATTGATCGTGCGCGCAAAGAGCCCGGGCAGTGCAACAATCACCGTGACGCACATCGGCGGCGCTGTTTATACCTGTACGATCAATGTTACATAAGGAAGGAGGATCCATGGTCGAAAAACAGATATTCCTCTCCCCTGCCGGAGCTGTAAAGACAGCAGGATATGAGCAGCCGCTGCGGCTGGGCTATGCCAAGAACCGGGGCGTATACCGTCTCACGGTCACCGCATCCGGTGAGTGGGCAGGGCTGACCATCCGGGCATTCTGGCACGTGCCGGGCGGCACAGACCCGCCCGCATCACTGGTGGAAGATGGAATGGTGGAAGTGCCGGCTCTCGTGACTGCGCTGCCCGGCAGCGGCTGCATCACATTTGAGGGCACGGACGGAAACCGCACATTGACCAGCGGCGATCTGGCTTACTGCGTCAGTGCAAACAGCGGCACCGAAGATGGTACCATGCCGGAACCGGGCACCCCGGCATGGCAGGCTTTCCTGAACGCGCACAGCAGCGGCCTTTCCGGCACGGAAAAACAGGTACTGCTTGCACTGCTGGCTCCGCTGTCGGAAGGCAATGCCGACGCTGCCGCCGCCTATGAAGCGCTGGAAGAGCTGTGGACCGCAGCGGAGCCGGACGAGACCGCTATATTGGGCAAAGCTTTGCTTGGCAGAGCACGCTTGGAAGGGAGAACCGTATGACATACCAAGTACAGAATTTCCGGGATGGTGAGGTGCTGACCGCCGAGCAGCTGAACCATATGGAAGAAGGAATCCGGGATCTTGCCGAGGAATCCGGTGATAGCCTGCGCATCGGCACGGTGACCGGCGGCACGACCGCCAGCGCCACCATTGAAAACGGCCGACTGAACCTCGTGCTGCCCAAGGGTGACCCCGGTGCAGCAGGTGCACAGGGGCCGAAGGGAGACAAAGGCGATACCGGCGAAGCCGGTCCGGCTGGTCCTCAGGGCGCTGTCGGTGAGACTGGTCCGGCAGGCCCTGCCGGTACAGATGGCGCTCCCGGTGCCAAGGGTGACAAAGGTGACCCCGGAGAAACAGGTCCGCAGGGTCCCAAGGGCGACAAAGGCGATGCCGGTCCGCAGGGTGATCCGGGCAAACCCGGCGTCACGCCGGCGCTGACCATTGGCACGGTAATGACCGGCAGTAACGCATCGGCCAGCATCAGCGGCACAGCAGAGAACCCCAAGCTGAACCTTATTCTGCCCCGGGGCGAGACCGGTCCCAAAGGTGACACCGGCCCGCAGGGCGACAAAGGTGACACAGGTCCTAAAGGTGCAGATGGTGCACAGGGACAGACCGGTGCAACGCCGAACCTGACTATCGGTACTGTGACGACCGGTACGGATGCGGCGGCAACCATTACCGGCACCGCGGAAGCACCTGTGCTGAACCTGACATTACCCAAGGGTGAAAAAGGCGACAAAGGAGACCCCGGCAGCAGTGGAAGCAGCACCGGCGGTGGTACCACAGATCTGACCATTGGCTCTGTGACCAGCGGCAGCACCGCAAGTGCGAACATTGAAAACGGTAAACTGAACCTTGTGCTGCCCAAAGGCGATAAGGGTGATGCCGGTGCTCAGGGGCCGGCGGGTGAGGCAGGCCCAAAGGGTGACACCGGTCCTGCTGGCGAAGGCTTTACCGAGAGCGCCAAGAATCTGATCCTGGCGCTTTTTTCAGGTGCAGTCTACAAAGATCATGAAATGCAAGCACAGCTTAACGCATTGCGAACGGAGTGGGGCGGAAGTGCCGAAGAAATCCCGGTAAAGAGTGTGAGCCTGAATACTGCAGCATTGGAATTGGCGGAGGGCGAAGAAAAGGACCTGACTGCAACCGTATTGCCCGCAAATGCAACGACTCGGACAATAGTATGGACGGTATTACCGAGCGGGTTCGCAACCGTTGTGAAAGGAAAGGTAACGGGCATAAAAGCTGGCACTTGCGTGGTGACAGCGACTGCAGGCGGGAAAAGTGCCAGCTGTAATGTGACTGTCCACGAAGCAGAAACCGCAGAATTACTGTATACGCTGCCCCAGGAGACCGTGATCTCCTCCGCTGCAAAGACCTGTCTGGACACCGGGCTGCAGCTGCTGGAACACGCCTCCACGGAAACGCCCATATACACGATCCTGTTTGAGGCGAAGGTAGCCGATACTGCAGACGCAAGCACGTGGCCGAACATGGTCAACTGTCAGACTGAGACGGGCAACTTTAATAGTATGCCGGGCTTTAACGCCTACCTGAACCCGAACACCGGCACGCTCGATTTCGCCTATTATAAATACTCCTTTGACGATGCACGCCTGTGCGATACGCTGGCTCACGCCAAGACGAAAACGCGCTATGCCATCCAGATGAATGGTGCCCAGTATCGTGTTGGCAGCACCCATTGTACCTTGAGCGAATGGAAAAAGACCTTCGAAATGGTCAAGGACGTACCAGAAACGCTTATCTTTGGTGCAGGCTATACCACAACGGGCGAGCACACCCGCTTTCTGGACTGCACCATCTCCCAGTGCATGGTGTACAAAGGCTTGCTAAGCGATTCCAAGGTACAGAAGTTTATCGAGGAGACATGATATGGTTTACGACATTAACGGTATGCCGGTCGGCACGCTGACCGGAAAAACTTTGTACGTTGCAGGCGACAGCATTGCTTACGGTACCGGGAGCGCAGGCGGGTTTGGAAAGGCAGTAGCACAAAAGTACGGAATGACCCTTGTAAACGAGGCTGTGGACGGTGCAACGCTAGCTCCGAACATTGAGGATGCCGTGAAGGGCGGTATCCGCACCTGCATCAGCACGGTGGTGACAAGCTCCACGGCGCTGGCGAAGGCAGACTATATCCTGCTGGAGGGCGGCGTGAATGATGCGTGGAACAAGGCCCCTGTGGGCACCCTGACCGATGGTTTTGCCGCCACCTACGACGAAACGACCATGACCGGCGCACTGGAGAAGATGCTGGACTATCTGGCAAAGAACCACAGCGACAAGCGCGTGGCCTATGTGTTCCCGCACGGCGGGCTGTTCGGCAGCAGCGAAGATTGGTACAAGACCTATAAGCCCGCCATCCTTGCAGCGCTGCAGAAATGGGGTGTGCCCTACGTGGACATTGCGGAGAGCACCCCGCCCATGGGTGGTCACGGCATCAGCGGGCTGAGCGGCAAGTACACCGGCGATGGCACACACCCCAACAAGGCAGGCTACGAGCGGTTTTATACGGAGCCCATCGCTGCGCTGCTGAAGCGGCTGTAAGGAAAGGATGTGAAGCGAGATGATCAGACAGTATAGCCTTGCAAAGGACGGAGAACGCCGCCTTGCACCGGACTTTAAGGTGCGGGAGTTCCGCTGCCGGGACGGCACCGATACCATCCTCGTGGACGAAGCGCTGACCATGGTGCTGCAGTGCATCCGGGAGCATTTCGGCAAGGCGGTGACGATTACCAGCGGCTACCGTACGGCAGCGCACAATGCAGCTGTGGGCGGGGCAAAGAGCAGTCAGCACCTGCTGGGCCGCGCTGCGGACATTCAGGTGGCGGGCACCAGCGTGGAGGACGTAGCTGCCTACGCCGAAAGCCTGATGCCGGACTGGGGCGGTGTGGGACGCTACCCCGTCAAGGCGGGCAGAGCCACCGGCTGGGTGCACGTGGATACCCGGCAGAATAAGAGCAGATGGACGCTGTGAGGGGGTGATACCGATGGAGAGTATCATCTCAGCCATTCTTGCCGGTGCGGTGACCCTGATCGGCGTGCTGATTGCAAACGGCAAGAGTCAGGCGGTGACTGACACCAAGCTGGAAGAGCTGACCCGCGAGGTGCGGGAGCACAACAACTTTGCCCGCCGCGTTCCCATTTTGGAAGAGCAGATGAAGGTGGCAAACCACCGCATCGCAGATCTGGAAGATCACGAACACGAAAGAGAAAGGAATCAGACATGAAAGCACATACTTACAACGAACCGACCATCTCTGCGGGCACCATCGCCCGTACCGCCTGCCTGCTGCTGGCTCTGACCAATCAGGTGTTGAGCGCTCTGGGCAAGCCCGTGCTGCCCATCGAGAGTGCCACCGTGGAGCAGCTGGTCACGGCGGGCATTACCACTGTCACCGCCCTTGTGGCGTGGTGGAAGAATAACTCTTTCACGCCCGCTGCGCTGGAAGCAGACAAGACCTATGACCGCCTGAAGGCGCAGGGTAAGTGATCTGTACATGACAAGAGCCGCAGTTCCCGTTACAAGGAGCTGCGGCTCTTTTTTATTGCTCGTCTATATCTTTTAAATATTGTTCCAACTCAGGCAGAAGAGTTTGCAGCTCTTGCAAAACAGAATCAAATTGTTTGACGCATCCGCTCTGACCGTTTCTCTGGATGCTTTGGACTTTCTCGACAATAGCTTTAAGTCTTTCGTGAATGCGCTCTCTTTGCTGTTCGTTGTCAAGCATGGCATCCTCCTGCATCAGCTTTTGAGCGAGTGGGTTATTCGGTGGGTTTTTAATGGAAGAAAACCACCTAAAAACTTTCGTTCCTAGGTGGTTTTTAAGTGGTGGAGGCGATGGGAGTCGAACCCATGTCCGAAAAGAGCTCAGTGTAGGTGTCTCCGGGTGCAGGCGATCTACAACATTCCCGCCGCGCCACGCCGATCGTCAGGC